CTGGTGAATTCGTCAACGGGATACAACGCCTGACCGGACCACAAAATCGCAACAGCGCTGTGCGTTAAATAGCTTGACATCGCCGTTACGTTTTCGTAAGATAGCTACACACTTACAACAGGAGAACGTCATGGCGTTGAATAAGATCGAGCGGGAGCTGCTAGTTGCTGCGAGAGAACTGATAGAAAGCGGTGAAGAATATTTTCTTTGTTTTGCGATAGCGAGCGCTACCCCCCAGCATTATTACTACGCGTACGCGGCAAATCGCCTCGATCTTTATATTAGCGAGGCGCTAGCGCCGCACGTGTCCCTCGAAACATGGCAGCGCGCAAACGGCTATAGTGCTCGACGTGATGGTAAGCAAGACCGCCTTGCATGGGTTGACTGGATGCTCGATCAACCGGAGGTTGAATAATGAAGAAGTTCTTACAAGGCCTGTTCGACCTGACATTAGCACTTTTTGGCTATTTGCTCCTGTCGTGGCTAGCGGTTAAACTGGGCTAATCATGACAGGTACATTTCAACAATTTGCCGAACGTGCGGCACGCGTCACGGTGTCCGTGACGCGCAACAACGCGCAAGGTGTGGCGCAGACGTACACCTACGTCTACACACAAAACCGCATGCGTATTCAGGTGCGGCAAGGCGGGAAACAGTACGGTAATGCGCACATTGAAATCTTTGGCGTAGCACAGCAAGACATGAATCAAATAGCCCGGTTGTGGTTTGAGGTCATGACGCCGCAGAACGCGGACACGGTTGCAATCGATGTGTGGAACGGCATGCAGTACATCCCGTTCTTTCAAGGTGTCATCATGTGGTCTGCGGTAGACGCGTCAACGATGCCGCAAGTGAAGCTGGTCATTGACAGCAACGCCGCTATGCCTTTGATGAATACCCCAGTGCCGCCCTATTCGAATCCGGGGCCGGTGACGCTATCTGACGCGTTAGCAGACATTGCCGGGCAAGCGGGTTTTGCCGTGGTGTATTCGGCATCGGTGCCAGTCTATTCTCTGACAAACCCCCGCGTAACGGGTTCGCCGTTGGAACAAATTAATGCACTGATGTCGCAATATCCCGACCTGACATGGTTTGTCAATTTGCAGCAAGTTGTTATTCGCCTAGCGGGCGCACCAAGTGACACAGACGCGGTACGCATTGCGGTTGATACGGGGTTGCAATACGCCCCGGTGTACAGCACGAGCGGGTTGAGCATCACGACAATATTCAACCCATTGCTGCGCCCCGGCATAGCGCTGGATGTAGAAACGACGTTTGATTTTGTCAACCGTACCAATTGGGTTGCGGCCGTGTTGTCGCACCAATTAGATGTCAACCTGCCCGGCGGCCAGTGGAATACGGCCATCGCGGCGAATAGCTACGGCGCAAAGAGTAATAACTAATAGGAGAACAAACATGAATGAACACCCCGTAGCTATGGACTTCGACCAAGCCTTAGCAGTAATCAAGAACGGGCTGGCACAGCACCAGCTTAGCGAATACTTACCCGGACATTACGACACGCTAGTTCTGTCTAACCTTCTCGTAAAGCTGGTACACCGTGTGGCTGAACTAGAACGTAAATTAGGAGAACAAACATGAATGACACCGCACGCAAGATTAAAGAGACTTTTGTTTATTTTGCGGTCGCAGCGGGCGCATTAATTGCGGTGGCTGGATTATGCCTCATCGTTTGTGGGAAGTACTTTCTTATGGAGCGCCCGGCTTGTATCGAACTAAGTAAACTCACTGGGCGCGAAGCTTTCGTATCACCCCGCGTATCGTGCATGCTGAAAGAAAACGGCGAGTGGGTTGATTACCGTGTTGTTACTGAAAAGAAGTCTAGCGTCACGATTAAGCGGGAAAGTGCAAAATGAGCAATACCCCATTTAGTTTCCCGTTCGAGGCGCAGTTCGATCAGGACCGGTCGCAAGAGTACGTCATCTTGTCGTTACTGCGCGGCACGATCAACACCGCAGAACTGGTACACGTGCAGGCAGTCAATCCAGTGTCAGATCGCGTCGGGTTCGTCACCGTGCAGCCAATGGTTCTGGACGTAGATACGAACAGCATCGTGCTCGATCAAAGCCCAGCATACAACGTGCCATATATGCGCATGCAGGGTGGCGTATCTGCGATCATCTTAGACCCAGTGGTCGGGGACATCGGCGTAGCACTTTACGCGCAGAAAGACATCACTACGATTAAGAGTACGTTGCAGCCTAGCCCGGCTTCTACTGACCGCGTTTTTAGCACGGCCGACGGGCTGTACCTCGGCGGCTTTTTGAACGGCGCACCGACTCAGTACGTTCAGTTTCTCGCCAGCGCGGCAGGCATTAACATTGTCTCGCCGGGCAATATCAACCTGAACGCGACGGGCAACATCGCACTCAATGCTGGAGGTTCGCTAACGTTGCAAGCCGGGTCGACAATTGCCACTACGTCAGCAAGTACAACAACGGTCAACGCGTCGCAGCTAGTGGTCAACGCCCCCGCTGTGTTCAACAACACGATCAGCGGCACCGCGACGGGTTCGGGCAAGTTCTCCTTTGCTAGCCCGATCACTGCGCCGGATGTCATCGTATCCAACGGTAGCGTGACCAATCACTTTCACGGCGGCGTACAAACAGGTTCGGGTAATACCGGCAATATGACCGGTTAAAGTACTTGACAAAGAATTTAAGTTATCGTAAGATATGCTTAACGTTGGACGCGCGATAGTACCACCTAAACCTGCGCCGGGTAAGAGAGCGCAGGGCCAACATAGAAGCGTCGTTCTAGCGTGAAAAGGCCGGATAACAATGCGTATGCGCGGACCGGTGAATTTTACGGCGCTTCTGTGTTGGTGCAACTATGAAGTTGCAAACTGCGCAAACCCGTGCGCACTCCTCGCAGTTCTTCCGCACGGGGTCTAAAGGAATGTCGTCCTGTAGTTGCACCAACACTTTAATAATATGACCTACTCAGTACGTTGCAAAAATAGCGCATGTCGTCACCGCCGGGTTATAAATGGGCATCCCGACGAATATCTCAGGCCGCCAGCCTGTGAAGTGTGCAACACAGTGTCGGGGTGGCGGCTGGAAGGCAGAGAATACAATCGACGGGGTTTGTGCTATTGCCGCAACGTAGTAGGAAAAGATGGCACGTACCCGCATCGCACAACGCACCCGTTTTGCGACAACAACCCGCGAGGACCGTACAACCAGTTAAAGCGGCAAGGTGTAAAAGATAGCGACATGCCGTTCGAAGTAGCTGCACCAGTGAAGGGCGATTGTCCGTTTTGATCTACCAACATCAGGATTGCACAATGCTGACCGACAAACAATTCCTACAATGGATTCATGACCGCTTGCGCTATGAGCATGGAGAAAACATCTATATGGACTACATGCACAAGCTGCGAGCGATCATTGAGGCAACGCCGGATAGTCAGGTTACTCCGAATCGGGCGTCTCATCCTCATTTGGCGGAGGCTGGAATTCAATTGGACGCCCTGCAATCCCAACCACAGCAGGTGAGCAAATGAGCGATGATCTGACTAAGTTAATGGCGAAAATAAAAACTTATGGACGCGCCAATTATCATCGCGACGAAGATGTGGCTGAGGCATCTTGGACGGCTATTAAGGAAGCAATCGAAGAGCTTGAGCAGGCAAAGGCTGCTGCTGCGCTGTGGAAGACCATGGCAGAGCACCAGCACGCAAAACGCGTATATCCAGATATGCCGGGGCTTGCTTATGGCGCGTTAGGCGCGACGTTTCGAGCTGGTGGTGGTTGGGCTACTCGACAAGCAGATATCGACGCCGCAATCAAATCGCAAGAGGTGAAATCGTGAGCTTGGGTGAATTCATCAAAAAACGACGTAAAGCAAAGAAGCTCACGCTACAGCAAGTAGCTGCTATGGCTGGCACTAGCAAATCACACATCTGGGAGCTTGAAAACGGACGCACACCGAATCCCGGATTCTTAAACTGCATCTATATCGCGTTTGCTGTTGGCGCAAGCATGGATGAGATGGCAATAGCCGCTTGTGATGGCGTGAGAGATGCGAAGCTTGGACTTGGGAAAAAACAAGAGGTGAAATCGTGAAAGAACTGAACATTGAACAAGAGCGCCGCGAGTTCGAGGCGGATTTCAAAGAGCAGATGGGCATCGATGTTGGTCGAACATTTCATAGTTGCTATGCATCATCGCGCGTCGAGGATCGCTGGAATGGTTGGCTTGCCGCCAAGCGCGCCGTCGTGGGGAGCGCGGAGCCGGTGCCTATGAAGGATGCGCCAGCACGAATTTATCTGGTCATCGAAGACGGCGGCGATGCCTACAGTTCGTTTGCCGATGCAAGAGAGCAAGCAAATATGAGCGACGGCATCAAGTGGTGCGAAGACCGATTTAGCGACCGCGACGTACCGTACGTGCGCGCCGATTTCACCGCCCCACCAGCGGCTGTAAGTGCCACTGTGAATGGCATTGATGAAGTGGAGTGGTTGAAAACCGGACTCCGTAATTATCAAGAAAAGCTTGCGGCTGTTGTTGCCGAATACGAGGCTTACCAGAAAGAACACCCTGCGCCTGCAAGTGCGGAGCCTGCCGCATACCCAATTGGCAACGTATCCGGTCCTTGCGTATGCGGTTCATGGCCCGGTGGCGAATGCTTAAAGTGCGAACGCTACCCATCCGATCCGCCAGCGTATTTAAGTGCGGAAGATATGAAAGCAATTAACGATTTGCTCGGTACGCTTGAAAAACACGATGGGACAATAGAACGTTGTGCGCGTCACGCAAAAGCGATTCGGTCATTGCTGAGGCATGCCGCGTCTGTAAGTGCGGAGCCGGTGAGTCCATTCGCATTTGTAATCGTCGATAAAAATGGCAATCCTGAATTCGTTACTTCTACTCACGACGAAGCACAGGCGCACATCAACGATGCCATCTCAGAACATCATATCCATGGCGCTGGGAAGTGGCGGTCGATCCCTGCATACGAAATGCGCCCAAGCGATGACAAGTTGTGGGATCAAGCTTTGCGTGAGCGCGATTACAACGCCGAAATTGCTGGCAAGCTGGCGGACGCCATCAGCCAATATTTTAACGAAGAAATCGGCGAGCACAGCAGCGCGAATTGCCCATGGTTGGAAGCATTGCGAGTCATCGAAGAAGTCGCGCCACCCGCTGATGCGAAGGACAGCGCGCGTCTGGATTGGATTCTTGAACAAGCAAAGTTGAAGACATTCCCTAGAGGAATAAATCATTGGTCAATCGACGTGGCTCTTGATGCGGCTGGCGAGCTTGATTTAGGCAGCGTGTATCTGGATGGTAGAGCCGCTATTGACGCAGCTATCGCGGCTAAGGAGGCGGGAAAGTGACCATGCCTGAACACCATTGGACGACGTGCAAAGACGACGACTGCTTGATCTGCATGCTAGATGTTCAAGACGGAATAATCATCACATGTGATGGCTGTTATGAACCAGGGCATACCGATGCGTGCGGTGGATGGAACCGAGATTCAGACGGCCTTATTTTTTGTGATGCGTGTTTCGCTAGTCAGAAGGAATCCCCATGAGCCACCAGTTACCTGAGTTGCCAGAGCCAGAAATCGAGGGCGGCATCTACAACCAAACTCACAAGATCATGGTACGCGGGCCGGTGCATTTCACCGCCGACCAAATGCGCGCCTACGCAGAGCAGGCCATTGCCAGCGTGAAGCGGGAGCCTCTGAGTGATGATGAGTTGACAGCGCTATGGCTCTCGTCAAACGATAATGCTCTGAAAGCACGACAAGGTGGAGTATCGCGATCTGCTCATCATGTATATGCCCACGCCATTGAAACCGCCCATGACATCGGTGGTGGTCAAAGCGACCACGATGGACCGGAAGTCGCGCCACCCGCTGATGCGAAGGACAGCGCGCGTCTGGATTGGATTCTTGAACAAGCAAAGTTGAAGACATTCCCTAGAGGAATAAATCATTGGTCAATCGACGTGGCTCTTGATGCGGCTGGCGAGCTTGATTTAGGCAGCGTGTATCTGGATGGTAGAGCCGCTATTGACGCAGCTATCGCGGCTAAGGAGTCAGCATGAGCAAGTTACCGGAATTGCCAGTTCCATATTCGACTGATGATAACCCATTCCAAGATGGTGAAGGCAGGGCTTTGTTTGCAGACTATCAGATGCGCGCCTACGCAGAACAGGCCATTGCTAGCGTGAAGCGGGAGCCGCTGAGCGAGGAGCAGATTGCAAGCATTTACGCAACGTGGGATCGAACGCCAGGGGCTAGTTTCGCTGATCTATTCCGCGCTATCGAAGCTGCTCATGGGATTACCGGCAGATACAAGGAGCTTAAATAATGTACAAAGCGCTTATTGTCGTGCTGCTGGGCATGTTGTTGTTTTACGGTCAACCCAGCATTGCTGACGGCATCGCTAAGTATGTGCAAATCAAGATTGACTTGTACGACATGAAACAGTCTGTCTGCCCTGACAATTGACCTTTCGCACAGTGCAAGCTTTCTGATACACTCACCGGCATGGCTACAACAAACGTACCTTTACCGACCTTCACTAGCGCCGGACTGCTCACGTATAGCGAACAGGCTATTCTGACAGGCATCCTGGCCGACTATGTCGCTGCTTGGGCTGCGACGGGTAAGACGTTGTCTTCCGCACTTGCTACACCACAAGGTCAGTTATCCTCCTCGCAGTCATACATGGTGGCCGACTTTCAGGCAGCGTTAGCGCAGTTAATTGCTAACGTAGACCCGTTGACCGCCTCGGGGGCATTTCAGGATGCGCTTGGTCGTATTTATTTGCTTACTCGCAACGCGGCAACATATGCCACCGTACTCGCTACCGTGACTGGTGTCGTCGGCCAACCGCTCGCGGCAGGTGCGCAGGTTAAATCGTCAGACGGTACGATATGGGCCTCCACTACGTCAGTTGTGTTTGGCTCGGCAGGCACCGCTACGGTGACGTTTCAAGCGACTACTTCGGGCAGCGCGCCGGTAGCAGGCATCAACGACCTGACTATTTATCAGCGCTCGGCAGGCTGGGAAGGCGTGTCTAACAGCGTTAGCAGCACGCCGGGGCAAGACGTAGAAGGCCGTGCAGCGTTTGAAACGCGGCGACAAGAGAGTGTGCAAATTGGCGGCACGGGTTCAGCGGAGTCTGTGCGCGCCGCCGTTGCGGCTGTCACGAACGTTAGTGATGTGTATGTGTACAACAACGGCAGCACGTCTGCGATCACGTATGGCGCGACTAATTACCCTATACCGGCAAATTCGATCATGGTAGCCGCGACTGGTGGCACTACTGCTGTTGTGGCTGCGGCGATTCACAGTAAGCTAGACGCAGGTTGCGGTATGTCGTCACAAGGCACCACTAGCGTAACCATTCAAGATACTGTCAATTACGTTGCACCATACCCCACGTATGTTGTGCGCTACGTTGTACCGCCTGCCACGCAAGTGTATATCACTGTTAATGTAGCTAACTTGACAACATTGCCAAGTAACTACATTACGCAAGTGCAGAAAGCCGTAGCGTCTGCATTCATCAATGGTTACTCTGCTGCGGATGGATCGATCAACGTGTCACGTGCGCGCATTGGGGGGCAAATCATCGCAGCCGAGTACGCTGCCCCGATACAGGCTATCGGCAATATCACCCCGGTATCGATTTTCATCGGCTTCTCTGCGAGCCCGACAAGCGGGGCATCTGTGACAATGGGAATTGACCAGCAACCCGTTTGCCCCGCACTGAATATCACTGTCAACGCCATTACGGTGTAAGCCATGAGCGACTATCTCGGGCAGACTGTACAGAAGCAATACAGTAACTCCACAACATTGTTGCAACTTCTCGATAGTTTCGATCAGTGGGTCGATCTTAGCTTATTCACTGAACAATTTCTGGCTAACGTGTGGGACATGTCCACGGCGCAAGGTTTCGGGCTTGACATATGGGGCCGCATTCTCGGTCAATCGCGCTACGTGCAAGTAGTGCAAGTACCGGGGGACAACTTCGGGTTTAACATTAACGCCGCAATTGGTACAAACTGGCAACCATTTAACCAAGCCCCATTCTATAATGGCGCAGCAGGCGGCACAGTCGCTTATGCCTTGCTCGATAGTTATTACCGGCAGGTGCTGCTTGTCAAAGCGGCTTCGAATATCGCCTCTTGCGATGTTCCGAGCATTAACGCGTTAATGCGCTCCATGTTCGGAACGCGGGGCAAGTGCTATGTGGGTTACGACCTTGCGCTACCAATGCAAATAGGATACCACTTCGAGTTCACGCCTACTAACATAGAGCGTACTATCATCGAATCGGGTTTGTTTCCTATCCCTGCCGGAATGGCAGTAAAATATATCTATCAGCAGTACACTTATTCACCGTTCGGCTTTGCGGGGGCGAATGGTGGCGCTAATCCGAATTTCATCACCGGCTTTAATCAAGGGCCGTTTTATAACAACCCGACAGCTTAAGGGCTTGCTATGCAACAATCAAACGCGCCGAGTAAAATTTACGTGCCGTTCGCGCAGAACGATAGTTCGAAAGTCAACG